CTACTTTCCGTGTGCAACTCAAAGCTGTTGAACTTCTTACGGTCTGTGTCACCCATGTTGTATTGCCGAGTTTGGCCGTAAGACGTTGGCCGGACGGAAGTGGGAGGAACAGCTATTCCCAAGGCCACCACGTCTACGTCATCTTCGCGCTCATCAAGGATGTGAATGCCTCCTAAACGATTGACAGCATATAGCTTGTTTATCCCACCAGCCCCGGCACTAATCAGGTTGGAAACGTCCCATCCAGACCCCGCCACAATGTCAATGCTCTCCCATTGCTGGTTTAAGAGGTTGAAGACAAGGATGGCGTTATTCGTAGTCGCGGAATCAAGTGGAACCGCAAGGAAGTAACGATTATCGTGGTAGATGGCTACAGAGTTCTGGGCGTAATCTGAGTTAATTCGCTTGATAAGAGGGTCAATGGGGTCGGACAACGGCAGTCCAGCCCCCCGCAAATTGTAAAGATCACCAAACTGTGTGGCATACACCCCGTTATCAGACAAAAAGAAGATTTTGTTTCCAATGGTGACAACGCTCTTTTGGGCCACCAATCCGGCCTCCCGCGTGATTTCCTTGAGAGAAACATCAGTAAGCGAGCCTGACAACCCATCTAAAAGGTGGATAGAGTTGCGGTTGAACACCACGGCATTGTCATCCGTGAAGGGATGAACGTATTGCAAGTAGTCTGAAATACCAGCCGTCACCTTGAGTTGATTCTGAAGCTGATCGTAGGTGTCAGCATCCAGGATGTCGCTGATTAGGATTTCGTCGTATACGCTACGATCCGTAATAACCTCGCTTCCGCTAGTCCCCGTAGACGTGTAGCGGTAAGGGACAATCAATCGACGCTGGTGGTAGGCCGCCCACGCGGGCGCGGGAGAATGAACAAACCCAAGTCCAACGCTTTGAGCCTTTCCAAGGACAACGGATGTTGCTGCAAAGTCATCTACGCTGGCGTAAAACGTAAATGTGTTGGCCGTTGGAACGCTTTGGACGACATAGGTAGCTGCGTTTGTTAAGGGAGAACTTCCCTTGTCCATGATTGTAACAATGTCGCCAACGGACAGGCCGTGCGCTGTTTCTGTTACGGTTGCCACGCCCGCAGTGCAAGCCGTGTTAGTAGCCGCCGTAAACACCAATGGCTGGGTGTAATTGCCGTTAGCCACCTTGGTGAACGTAGGGGTTGAGGCAATGTTCCCATCAAACTCTAGGGTGGTGAGACCGTCCCGAAAGATGTAAACCTTGTTAAACGCCTGCAACAGATTGACGTTTTCGGTGATTATAAGGGAAGCGGGATAGTCGATGTTGGTTTCAACCCCGGTAGTTAAATTCACCGCCATTGCTTTGTCGTAAAGCGCAACGATAATGTATTCCTCGTTGTCGTCTAATGGGTTAGAGAACAAGCATGAGCCATAGGCCGCATTAACCAAAGCAGTGATAAATGGTGATCCCGCCGTTCCAGTTCCAGTGTAAACCTCACTTCCCGGTGCTCCACCAAGAAAGATTGTAAACGTTGTAGCTCCGGTGACGGTCACCGTCCTGTTGCCATTAGGGTCTACTGTTCCAGTAAGGCCAGCAATACCTACCTGTGTTGCAGTGGTAAATCCGTGACTTGTTGTGGTAGTGATAGTTACCGTTTCCGCCACCCGAACTGCCGTTGAAATGTTTTTACTAGCGTAGACGTAGAAAGGAAGAATCAACGCTTCGCTGCTTGTGTCTATGAGGCCAGAGAAGAAATCAATGCCTTTGCGGGGTTGCCATGCCCCATTCACGCTCATTCGCCCGTTCTGGCTGTAGGCCATAATGCCCGGTTGAAGCTGATCGGGGCGAAGCCGATTGTTCATCCCAAGGAAGAACGAATCGCCAGCCGAGATGATGGCGGTGTCGTTGCTTCCGTATTTTGAGTATCTCGGCATAGCTTATTCTACCCTATCATTTACTGCTTAAACCAACGGCGAACCTCTCGGATTGCTTTGGGAGCAACCAAAATAAGGGCGCACAAAGACACAAGGGCGGCTAGAAAAGCAGCCGCAAATTGGGCCGTTTGCACCAAACTTACGGAAAACCATCCGGAAACGGCCCCGATGCTTGAAATAGTAATTGGGTGCTCCTTGATCATCGTTTTGTTGAGTAACGGCTACCAAACCACCAGAAAAGCGCCGTGAATGCGCCAAAGGTAATTTCTCCCAGCATTTGTTGCCGCGCATATTCTGGGGAAGCCGAGAAAACATAGACCAATATGGACAAAAGCGCCCACGTAAGGCCGGGGCGAGTGAACGTCTTAAATGCCTCTACGGCGGTAAAAATGTTGGCCATAAGCGGGCTAACGCCCGTGGGCACGGCGAAAGGAGCCTGAGATTGCTGTGAACGGGCAAAGGCATCCCAGGCCGCCGCCTTCTCGGCAGATTCCGTCTTGGCCTGCATAAGCATGATTTCCACCTCGGCGTCTTTCTTCTTGCGCCAAGTCTCAAATATGCCCGTGCCAAGGTGCAAAAGGGAGCCTACAATGCCCCCTCCGGCTGCGTTAAAGAGCATATCTACGACGTTCATCGTGTGGCAGGGTCAAAGACAACGTGGCCGACGTAGCGCCCCACAAGGTCAGCATCCGTGATGAACGAGGACTCCGTGTTGTCGTTGCTGTAATTGTTGGCGCCAGCCACGCCCAGCCGGATGCCGTTGTTGGAATAAACCTGATGAAGGCGGGGGATTTGCCCCGGCATTTTGCGCCAGAGGATGATGTCGCCCACCTTGACGCCGGCAATCTGCACCGGCTCCGCCAGCACGTAGATGTTGCCAAACAGGATGGGCTCCATGCTGTGCGTCTCGGTGACCTCATACACCTGCGCTTTGATGGCTGCGGCGGCGTGGAGTGCGACCGCGTAGGCCGTGGCTTTGTGCAGCGAGGAGGTGGGGCGGCGCCCTTCATTGTCGCGCTTGGAGCAGCCCGCAAGAGCCAGCGCCATCACGAGCAAAATGCGCAACGCGTTCACAACGGCCTTTCGGGGTCGGGGGCCGGGGGAACGTAGTTGGCCCAATTAGACACGCCATCAGTAAACACCTCGTTGTCGAGCTTGGGCAGGTTGTCGCCTAGCGCATCGACGCACTCTTGGGAGAAAAACACGCCGAAACGGCCATCGTCTCGCACGCTAACGCCGGCCCACTGAGACCCCCTGCTGCCATCGCGCTCTCGCAGGAAAGCGCACACACGGGCGTCGAGCGCGAGGGCGGCGTCGTAGGAGCGGGCCATCATGTATTGGCGGGGGGTGCTCATGGGGTGATGCGCCACTTGCGGATCAGGTAGGACGCGATGCGCGATTGCAGCGGCGTCGAGTCGGCGGCGGAACGGATGATGATTTCGGAGACGGTGATGTTGGAGGGACCAGCGCCGTCATCACGCGAAGCTAGTGTAAATCCGCTGGGGGTCGCCGCGCCCACCGTGCCCACGTTGACCGCGCCGTTGTTAAGCCGAAGCGAAGATGCGGTCGTATTGTATATTGCGGTCAAAACACCCCGAGTCCCAAGCGGCAGTTGAATTTCCGTGCCCGCTGGTTCGCTGCTGCCGCAACGGATGCGAAGGTCTGTGGATGCATCGGACTGGACGATACGCAGGGTGTCGAACGTGTTGCCGTCGCACAGGGCAAGATTTGCACCCCACGCCACCTGACTCCCCGTAAAATAAACGCTCTCCGGCTGGCTCAGGCTAAATGAAGCCGCCTTCAGGTAGTCGTTCGAGCCGTCGAAGGTGAGGTAGTTGCCGCCCGACGCAATCGTCAGCACCGGCTGGTTGGCCACCGTCATTTGCACCAGATCGCGTGCGCCGCAGATGCGGGCACCGAGGGCTCCGGTGGTGTTGATCGTGACGGTCGCCGCGTTGCTGCTGGACTCGGTGAAGGAGGTGGCGAGCTTCGCAGCGCCGGTAAAGTTGGCGTCGAAGACCAGCGTGCCAGCGATGCCGCTGTAGATTTGGGCGCGGTAGATGATGCCGGTAACTAGTTCGGCCACGCCATTGGACCGCGAGCCCACCTCGATAATGTCGGTTGTGTCCCTAATGCTAGTAGCCCCGAGGGTGCTGGTACTTCCATACTGCGTCCATGTAACGCCGTCGGGTGAAGTATAAGCGGTGCGGGCGCCAGTGGCGACCGCCATTGTCACCCTCACCCACTGCAAAACCCCGGTCAACGCTGCTCCGGCAATCGTCGCGGAGCGTTGGGTTCCCCCGCTGTCCCAGTGGTCGAAAATAATAGAGGTGGTGGCAAGTCGGAGCAAATACGCACCGCCGCCGCTTGCGAGCTTAGAGATCACCGATGAGCCAGTTGCCAATGTGCTGGGATTGACCAATACCCTAAGATCAATGTCGCCCGTGATACTCACCGCTGCACTATCCGGCGCGGACGCGTAATTCCCCGCCACCCCATTCAACACCAGCCCATTCACCGCACTATTCCCGCTCAAATCCCCCACGAGCTGCACCCGGTTGGACCCGTCGTAGACGAGGGAGTCGAGGCGCGAGATGTCGTATCTGGCGGCTAGGCCGGCCACGCGATAAGGCGAGAACGTGTCTCGTTCCAGCAGTGCTCTTACGGCGGGAGTCATTTAGACCCCCACTGAATGCAGGGTAACGCTTTTTACCGTTTGCGCCGCTGGAGTGAACGCAGCCACCGTCTGCAAGATGCCATAAACGGTGCTGGATGCCAAAGTCACCTGTTTGCGCACCGGGAAGCTCATGCTCTCGGTTTCGCTCCAAAGGGTGGCCCCAAGGTCGATGGGGGTGGGTGTTTCTACGTAGCCAAGGTATTTAGCTCGATCACCAGAAGGAAGGTTGAACGCCGTGTTGTCGTTGATGGCCGTAGGGCTCGTAGAATAAAGGTGGAGCCGAAACGCACCCATTCCCGATGGGATGGACGCAATGTCGATTTCTAACGTCATGGCGTCAACAATCACCTTGCCGCCGCCAGAAGGTCCAACCCCTGTAAACGTCCATACGGTGCCCGCAGAGTCGCTTTCGGCAATAACATCTAGGGCGGCATAGGCCGTGGTGTCATTTGGCCGCGTTTTGGACGCAGCGGCGGAATAACCCGCTGTGCTGGCCGACGTTGGGGCAACGGCAAGCACCGGAAGGGGGTTGCTGGTAGATACCTTCTGCCCGAGGTTCTGGAGATTTACGGTGGCTTGGCCCATATTAAAGGTGATTTTACACTATGCGGTTTAACGACTTTGACGACTGCCGTGAGACTGAAAGCGGGAAAGAAGCTGTCCGTTGGCCTGATTCTGCGGCTTGATAAGCTCCATGGAGAGGTATTCCTTGGCCACCTGTTCCTCGATCAGAGCCTTATCCACCTGCCCGTCCATGCGCAGAAAATCCGCATACGTGGCGTGGGCCATGTAGTTAAAGAACTCTAGGGGAACGTCCGTGTTCGTCGTAGCGTCGTAGGGACCATCCCACTGCTTCTTGTAACACACCCAAAAGCCAGCAGCTTCCGTGGAATTGCCCACAACGTGGCACCCGTCGCTTTGGACGTAAAACGTGTATTCCCCGGCACCATTGAGGTTGTAGGGGAAGGCGTTGAACACGCGGATGAAGGTGTCAACGTCGTTTAGGGCCACCGGGACCACAGTGCCCGTGCCGGTGTAGGTTTCCGTGCCCGTCAGCGAGTCGTCAGAAAGTTCAAAAGTGAACACCGCATCATCGCTCACGCTAATCTGCTGCACCCCATTAGGGTTGGCCGTCGAGTAGGACAGGCTGGCGATGGTGACATATTGGCCCGAAACGACGTCCCCGTCTAGGTCTGCCGTAGTCGTCACCGTCACCGTGGTTCCGCTGCGGGTGGCCGTAGAGATGGTGCGGTTGCCGCTAGATGCCGTGTAGCTGAATGGGACAATGTTTAGGGGGCCGGGACGGGCCTCCGCAGCCACGATGAATCGCGCCCAGGTGTCGCTCTCCCGATAGGCTTGGTAGCCCCGCCGGTTGATAAAGCTGTTAATCAGCGTGTCTTCGTTTGTCGTAAAGGCATCCACACCGGCTAAGGCGCGAATCCTGATTAAAAGGTCGGCGTATGTTCCGCTTTGCATTAGAGCTTATGAACTGCCAAATCAGGGTGTTTCTTCTGGAAGTATTTCAAGAACCCACGGGAATGCACTTCCTTGTGCCCATACTTCTGCACAAGCCGGAAGAACTCCCAATCGGGCATTACACCCACATTCCTGCCCAATCCAGCCACTTTGCCAGCCCCCCGCATCTCCTGTGCCGACTGACGGGCTACAGCCTCGCGTTTGGCCTCCGTTGCCTTCTTTAGCTCGATCCCCGTGCGGAACTCGCGCTCAATGGCCTTCCAGCGGTCGCCAACACTAAACCTCTTGGGCGGGATGATAATTTCCATGAAAAAAGGGGCACAAGGCCGAAGCCCTATGCCCCATGATTCTATCCTACTTGCTTACAACTAGTCGTTATACTGCGACAGGTTGATGATTCGCAGAGCAACACCCCACTTGCCGGCGGTTAACGAGGTAACAGCCGCATCGTTCACCTCAAACAGCACCGGAACGGCAGAAGCCGTGCCCGACACGAATTTGCTGTAATTCGACGTGAACTGGTCGCCCGTGTTGAAGATGGGGGCGGTCATGCCGTCCGCATCCAGCGCGTCAATGAACTCGTCAGGGTCGCCCGCCGTGGTGCCGACATCGAACACCACCGAGGTGCTACCCGCCGCCGCCGTAATCTTCCAGACACACGCCGCTTCCAACGCGCTATTCGCGGGCATGGACGCAATCGTGCGCTGGCCACCGTTGCCGATGGAGATCAGATCATTGAAGTCAAGGATGACAACATCCGTCCAAAATGAATTGGCGGATTCGTTAATGCTAAGTTTAGCCATGTTAGTGATCGTCTAAGGGTTAGGTGAGAACGGTGATCTTGCCGTGCGCACCGGGGTGCAGCACCTCAAGCGTGCCGGTCCAGTCCACAAAGCCACGGTCGCCGCCACCCAGATTCGGGACGCGGGAGCTACCAAGGGCAATCAGGTCCGCAACGCCCATGTAATCGGGGTTGAGGATGTAGCCGGTGTCCTTGGCCGAGGTGTCAGGAGCGCAATCAGGATTCATGTTCACGATGGACACGATGCCGTTGTCGGACTCGTAGAAATCCACGGTGAGCTTGATCGTCGCGCTGTCCGCGCTCTGCTGAATCTGGCGATACACCGTGTTGGTGCTGCCAGAGGTGCGAGCGAAGTCAGCGATGACAGCCCGAAGCGCGGTGTCAGCCACCAGCGTCAGGTCGTTCGCCATGCCGTTCACGCGGTAGATCGAGGTGATCAGGCCGTTAAGGACGGTTTCGGTGAACGTGCCGGAAGCGTGAATGCTGCCCGAAGGAGTGCGGAACGCCGCAGGAACATCCGAAGGACCGCCGCTATCAATCCAGTCGCCCAGACCACGCAGCCCGTAGGCCGTACCGCCACCATTTTCCGCCGAGCGGTCATTGGTAGAGCAGATGGTGGCCTCGATGTCGCGCTTCAGTTCTTTGACAGCCTTCATCTCAGCCTGAGCAATCTTAGCTGGACCGACGCTATCAACGGCCTGTTGCAAGTCGCTCACCATGAAAGACCGGCGAAGCTTCTGGACATAATTGCCCAAACGCGCACGGCCAGAGAACTTGTCGGTGAACGCGGTGACATCCGAACCTTCGGAGACGCCCGTAGTCGAGACAGAAGCCAGGCTGTCAACGGTCCACTCGTGGAAGGTCGCCGTAGCTTTACGCTTCGGGGCCATCGAGAGGATAGGCGTATCTTGCGGGGCAAGAGTCGTAATAACGTCGAGGAGATCCTCGCGGTTGCTAACCCCAGAGCCGGGGTTGGTGGTATCGTATGTGTTTGAAAAAGCCATGGTAGGCGGTGTTAGAGAACTTTACGTTTTGAGATTTGTGCTGTACGGAGTTTGAGCCAATCGCCCTTATCACCACTCGCTTTGAACTTGGACTGAAGTTCCCCTATCTGCTTGGTCTGGACGCTTTCCGGCTTACGGCTTGCAGCCGCACCAGACTCAGGATTTTCAGGTGGCCGTGAACTAGGTTTCTTACCCGGCGTCGTTTCCGACAGGGCAATCTCCTTGCGTCCATAGATGCTGTTAGAGGCGTGGGCGAAGAAATAGGGCAACTGCGCAGCAATGTCGGGCGCGAACTCCTCAAGTTTCTTGAGGCGCGGGTCGGCAATGATGGCATCATATTGCTTCTTCCTTTCGTCGTTAACATCTTCCAGCCAAGGAATTTCCTTCCGCGTCTGCTCGTCCATGGTGACACGCAATCTCTTGCTGTTTTCCACAACCGAAATACGTCGTTCCACATCCGGCAAATACTCATCACGAGCTTTGCGGGCGCGGCGCAACGTCTCTCGTAGCTGACGCTTCGTATACTCCTTGCCGTCCACCGTAGCAGCGATGTCGTCGGGGCCAATGTCGGAGGAGTCATCAAGCCGCATTTCTGCAAACTCAATCACTTCCTTAATCTCTTTGGCCTTTTCGGAGAGCCCAGCCGCATCCTTGATGGACGCAAACGGGTTGTCCTTCACCTCTTCTATCGCTTTAACAGTGGTATCACTTCGACGGGCAAGCTCGCCTTCCAAGAGGCGCACGCGCTCCTCGGCTGCTTTTCGCTTTGCCGTTAGCTCACCGTAGCGAGCCACCGCCTTACTTCCGATGGACTTAGCCAGTTGACTAAGCTCATCTTCCGAAAGGTCGTCTAAGTTTCCAGACTTAGCTTTTGAAAGAACGTCCTGTTTCGTAGCTTCCGGCGCTTCCCCCTCGGCTTCTGGCTTTTCAGCCTTCTCCGTGGATTCCGCCTCCTTCTGCTTTTCGGCCTCAGATTCTGCTTTCGCAGTACCCTTACCGGCGAGTCGTCGTTGGATGAAATCACCCTCAGACATGTTATCTGTTTTCACTACTTTTTCTGGGGCCGTAGCGGTGGACCTTGATTCTGGTTCAGACATATTTGTTCCGCCAACTTAACGCCATGGCGACTGCGATGGGGCCATTGTAGGGTATATGCTTGACAGACAGCACATCTTCGCCACTTTGGGCGTTATAGGCGGCAGCACGTAGAACTCGTACCCGTGCCAGATGGCCCTTTGCAGGGTAGCGGATTAACGACCCGCCCGCCTATTTCATCCGCCTACGGATGTTCTCCCAATCGCCATAGCGAAGGATGTCATCGTAAGCCTGGATCCTGCCCGCAATCTGCTGCACCTGGTCGGTGGTAGCACCCCGCAAGTCGCCAATAGCGGTCTCGCGGGAAACATGCACTTGGGACATAAAGCGTTGGAACGCCTCAATATGCCCAAGATGGTCTAAGTCCTTCTCGTCCTGAGTCATCACTCAATACGATAGGCAACAATTGAAGTGCCAATGGCCGTAGCCGTGATGGTGCCAACTCCCAAGCCAGCCGACACGTTGGCAAACAGCGTCACCGCGTCATCCACCGCCGTGGTCGTGTAAACAAAGGGTGGGATGGAAACGATGCCGTAGCTGTTCGTGAGCGTCGTAGCCACCGGCAAGTCAATGACAACAACAGCCGAAAGGTCAGCAGCGGTGTTGTTGGTCCGCCGCACCTTCAACGTAGCCGTCTCCGCAACTACCGTAGCCCCGGCATAAGCCAGATGCACTTGGCCAAAAAGAAGATAGGTGCCAGCTTGCGCCAACACAATAGCCGGGTCAGTTGTCCCAAAATCCACAGCCGCAGCCGTGTTAGTTAACGTATAAACCGTTCCCGCACCATAAGCCGTATTCGTGTAGCTGTTGCTATTCAGCCGCTCAAAGGAGCTAACAAACTTCCATTCCGTAAGGCCGCGAATAAGCTCAACGGCCCCGTAAGGCCCAAGAACGATGCTGGTGAGGCCGTCCACCGTGTCGGAGCCATAGGCCGTCCACGTTTGATCGGAGGCTGTGTCGTTCTTCAGCAACACGCTGTCGCGGCTTCCGAAGGCGGGGATGGTTCCCGTGCTAGTGTCATTGCCTAAGACGTAACGCTCGGCGGCTTGCTGCTTGGTGACGGTGATGCTCATTTTAGTAGTTTACGGTGTTAGCTGTCTGAGTGGCAACGTCGCCCATGTTTGCGGGAGCGGTGCCAATTTTGCCGATCTCAGCGTTCTGTTGCTGCTGGATGGCGAAGGAATACTGGGCAGAATACTTCTCTAGGCGGGTGCGGAACGACTCGTCCTGCTGCAACCGCTGCGTAATGTCGGGCTGCGCGGCGTATTGCTTGATGATGTCTAGGGCCGATGTCGCCCCATTGGGCCGTGCGCCCACCTCAATGCCAGAGAAAATCTTGGTAAGATCGTCCGTAACGTCCTTCACCATCTTGTCTTGCGCGGCCTCTACAGGCTGAAGAATAGCGTCTGCAAGCATTGGATTGATAGCATTAGCGGCAAATTCAATGGCACTATCCAGGTTAATACGGCCACTGCGGTCGTAAGGCACCAAAGCCAAAAGCTGCTCAATCTGTTTCTCACCCGTCTCTGGGTCTGTGTTTTGAACGTCAAAGGAAATGGCAATGTCAACGTCGGAGTCTGGATCTCCCTTGTTGTAGGTTTGGGCATCTGGCACGCCCGTAACGCGGAAATAAAGCTGTTCTGGGCCAAACCGCTGATAGGCGTTGTAAGCGGCCTTAATCACTCCTTGAACGTGGGCAAGGAACTTATCCACGAAATACTGACGCCGGGAGGCAGAAAGCGGGTTCTCAAAGTCCAGCCCCATGAGCTTGTCTGCGCTGGCAAGGAGGGATTGTTCCATCTCCACGCTGCCGGGGTTATAGGCCGGGGTTGGACCCCATTCGTAGTCTCCCTGCCGCATCCGGCCAATCTTCTTGCCTGGACCCCAATCTGGCGGCGGCTTGCCAATCGGGTGCATAAGCGGAGGCATCGTAGCCATGCTATTGCGGTCGGTGCGGCTATCCCGCTCCACCTTAACGCCCCACTGGATGCCCCGCAGAAGCTCTGGCACGGTCTGGAGGTCATACAGCCGCTTGTTGTCCTCGGACAGCCGGGTGACGATGAAGGGGTAGTCCTCGTAGCCGTTTAAAAGCTCAAACTTAGCATGGCCGGGCACATCTCCCTTGCCGGTAAAGAGCGGAGACATCACCGTAAGGTAGATGCCTTGGCTTCCGTCTTCTTGGTCAACGAGGCGCTGATAGACGTAGAGAACGTCAATTAGCTCGTCATTCTGCCATTCCGCAACGCTGGATCGGGTGGCCTGTTCTGCCGGGTTGCCGCTCACAACGTCGGTGCTTTGCCCCCTAAAGTGCTCAACGCAGTAGTCCGCCCATTCGCGGTTCCAATCGGACACTTCTACTTTGTTGAGAATCTCTTGCACCGTCATCCGCGTCTTGTAGAAGACGTAGGGAGCACGCTGCGGGTCCATGCAATACGGCGGAAACAGCACATCGCCGTCTGGGGCACAGGTTTTAACGCAAGGCCGGTCAATGTCGCGGCGCGTCACCGTAAGCTCACAGGTGCCCTTGGCGCGAAGCTGGTTGATGGCTTTCTTGGCCCGCTTGTCCTTGAGATCGGGGAACACCGACTTAAGCATGGCAATCACCCCTGCGTCGTCGCTGCCGTCTAGGATAACGGAGGCAAGGCGGGGGTTGCTGGCGGCAATGTCCTCAAGCGAGAACTTCTGGAGGTATTTGTTTTTCTCGCGGTCCCAGCCAACGTAGGTGATCATCAGCCCACGCTCAAGCAGGTAGTTGGACGCAAGCTCCATCTCCTGCTTAAAGCGGGGGATGTATGAGGCAATCATCCACTTAAGGAAGCTAGAGGTCACCTTGGCCTGCGCCATATCGCCCACCTCTACCGGATAGGCTCGGATGTTGGCGCGGTTGAGGGACGTAAGGCACAGGGCAACGTAGGCGTTAATCCGCTCGTTTATGACGTGAACCTCGGTGTCTGACGCCCCATCCCACGGGAAAGAGTCAGCCCCGTGCTTGCGCAGGTCTTCGCTCTTACCCGGCCAGTAGTTGCGGCGTTCGTCGTAGGAACGGCTACACTGGCTAAAATACTCAGAAAGCTCCGTAACGGTGTTATCATAAGCCGTCTTTAGGACAACAACGTCTGGACCCTTTTCGTTGTAAAACGTCAGGGCTTTCTCTTCGTCACTTTTTTGCATTAGGATGGCGGCGCTTTATCTGGCGAATCATACCATGCCAAAACGATACGGGCATGGCCAACTTGTCTGTCAGCACGCGCTCAGACAGTTCTTGCCCCCCGCGCCCGCAATGACGTTGAAGAAGCTCCCAGCCGGCCAGCCGGTCGGTTTGCTCGGCAATCCACTTGGGGTCAGTCGTAATATCAGTGGGAGAGTGATTCATGCCTAAAAGTCGTTCCTTTGATGTCTTTAATTGCTTCTACCGTAAAGTATTTACCAACAAGCCTATCCTGCATTTTGCGCGGGATGGCAACGGGAATCTTGCCCTTGAAGGTGTCGATGGTGCAATACAACCAGCGGGGATTGGGCGCTGTCTTAACCCCGTAGGCTTCGTAGCGGTGGGCCACGGTGAGCGGGGATTCCTCGCTTTGGCGAATGAGGTCTGTTCCGGCCTCAGTGAACCAAGTGTTCTTGCCCTTCCCGGTGGACATTCCCGGCTTTATCACCTTAGCCGCTTGGGCAAGTAGTTGCTCAACATCTATCTTCATTTCCTCGGCTAAGGCCGTGCATTTAGTTTTCATGGTTATCAGATTCAAAGGGATTGGACAGCTCCGTTAATGCGCGTTCAAGTCGCGCCTCTTCTCGCTCAAGCGCGATGCGTTCCTTCTCAAGCTCAAACTTTGCCTCGGCGTATTTCGCTTCCACATCCCTCTGTGCATTACGAACCTTCGCCTTCTGCTCCAATACGTTTAGCTCACACTCTTTTACCTTTAGTTCCTTTTCGGTCATACAGATAAAGCGTTACTCCAGCACCTCCGTTAACATTCCCAGGCCCTTCTTGACCAGTAGTTTGCAGACAGCTTGCCCTCGCCGCCCTTGATGCCAGCAGATCGGGCGCAATAGCTTTTCTTTCGGGCAGGGCTCCCCTTCTTGATGCTCATATTGGCATCACCGAAGCGGACGATCTTCTCTACGCCATTGGCGCAGGCTTTGACAACAGACTTCTTCCCGCCCTTAACGTCTCGGCGCGGAACATTACATTTCATGTCTTTCTTATTCATGTTAATAGCTTCCTCCTGATTGTTTCATGGCACCAAGCCACTTGGGGTCCACGTATCGAATGTCAGCGATAGCAGCATAGCGCACGCAGTCCAGCGGGTCCTTCCACGCCTCATCTTTGCCGCCATCCCCTGTGTATTCTTGGATGGAGCGGATGATGTTCTCGCAGCGGTCGGAGATGTAGAAGCGCGGCCTATTGCTCCCGTCTAACGGCAGCTTGCGGTTGTAGGCCATCTTGTTGTGCAGCGCCTGCAATCCGTCCTCGATGTCCAAACCGGGAGCCGGGACAAATGGAAGGCCAGCATCGGCCAAATCCTCAATGATGCAGCTCACCCCTGTAGCAGCTTGATACTTGGCGGCACCTAGGCGCGGATCTATCAGCCGTTCCATAATCTCCTCCCGATTCTCGCGCTCCATCTGCATTATCAAATCAACGTATTGGGCTATTCCCTCAATGTTCCCATCCCGCTTTGCACCCTCACCGGGAGCCCACTTTCCGCCACGCCATTCAGCCCAATCCCCGTGAGATGCGTCAGGCCACTCCCTGTAGATCCACCATGTATCGGTAGAGTCTATGGCTATCCAGCACATAAACCACTTCTTCCGCCCAGCGGGGTCTAGCACCATGTATCGAGTAACATTCTCTGTTGGAATGGCTTCGTGCTTAACAATGTTCACCTCGCGGGAGAATGACGGGAATTTGCTGGAAATGCTCTTGGTGGGGACGCCGTAAAGCCGGCATAGAATCCACGCCTCATCCCCCTTAGACAGGGCTTCCTTCGCCACACGATCATAGCCAGAGAAGGGATTGTCTATCGTGTGTAGATAGATGATGGCGGCATCCTTATCCTTACACTCCTGGATGTATGGCAAAGTCCTGTTGTTCAACAACTCGGCGTTCTTTGTTTCTATCGTCTTAGCCCCGTCAAGGAAGGCGCGGATGGTTTCAGAATACCCATCAATCGGGGTGAAGGTGAGGAGCATCTTGGCGTTGCGGGTGGCAAGCCGGAATGCAAGGGTGTCAATTAGCTCCGGTCCCCCAAGGTATTCATCGCACCACGCCCCGAGGTTCACTAGCTTTGGACTGAAGCTACCAAGCTCCAATCCCTCAAGGATGGTTTGATTCTGCTGGTATTGAGAATAGGTCTTAAATAGGATGCGGCTACCGTTGGACAGAATGACGCTATTCCCGGCAAATCCATTCTGTTTTGTGTAAGAGATGTATTCGCTCTGGCCCAAGGTCTTTTGCTTAAACTCTAAAGGTAGCTGGTGGAAGATGGCCGATTGCTGAACCAACACCGATAGCTCGGCATTCTGGGCAAAACAGATGATGAGTCCGTCTGGGTTCTCCATTGCGCACTTCACCGTCAGCCACGCCCCTAGCTGCGTCTTAGAGGCTCGATTGCCACCTAAGGCCACAACGCTATCATGCTTGTCCAATAACGCCTCAGTTTTGCGCCAATTGTCTAGGATGAAGCCATAGCGGTAGGGATCGCGTTCGCTGTTGGCCATTGCCGCATGGAACAGCCCGTGTAGCTCAACAAGCTGCTTTGGCTCCATTTGGGCCATCTCCTCGGCGGTGGGCGCCTTGAGGACAGGGTGCTTACGCCATTCCATGCTCATTCTTTGGCCGGCGTTACATCCACCTCTATCGCCTGTTCCTTGAGCTTGGCCTTAGCCTCGGCAATCGCCGCCATAGCATCCTCAATCGACGGCCCCTTCCTATGCTCCACCACCACCTTTGTAGCCTCCCCTAGTGCCGCAAACCCCTTATCCTGAGCAATGGCCCAAGGGATCACCAAGTCCTTTAGGGGCGTCTTAGCCAGAGCTTCATCATCCATAGACAGGTTGTGTATCTTCTTCTTAGCCAGCAATCTCAAGCTCTCGGCCATCTCAAACCCATCCTCAGATAAAGCAATCCGCCGCACATCCAACCCCTGCTTATGCCGCGCCTTCAAAGCTGCTAATTGCCCAAAGGACAACCCCGTAGCCTTAGACACCTCCTCATATCCCTTCCCCTCTGCCAGCATCTCTAGGGCCATAACGCTCTCCCTAGGGTGGGTGCGCTCCGTAGCCATAGAGGAAACATCCACCATAGCCACAGACGACGCCAATCCCGGCCTAACGAAATCAGCCATTACAGCCCAACCTTCTTTAGCATCCGCTTATACCACGAAGGCAACGCCGCAGCCGGCGCAGAATAGGGCTGAAACGACGACTGCTGATAGCTATTCCCCGTCGCTTCCCAAAGCGTGTAAGGGTGCGTGTAAGGCCGCGCATTCAGCTCAAGCATCGCCATCTTCTGGCTCAACGCCTCAAGCTCCACGGAAAGCTCCTCAATCTCCAACGCTTGGTCATCAATGTTCTGCTCCAACACCACCACAAGGCTTTCAAGCTGCTTCACCACAGCCTCATTGTAAGCCGTTCCGTTCGTTTTAAGACGTTTTGTTGCCATACGGCCATCATCACCATCATTCCCCACATATGTCAAGCATAAGGAAAGCGGCTACCGGCTCCTTTTGACCCATATTTTTTTATAGGGAAGGGACCTATAGGATATTTTTTTACAGGTTGAGCTAACCAATCTTAATTCCTAGAGCTGCCCGAGTCGCAATCCCCTCCCCCCCTAGCTGGGACCTATTGAGACTGAGAATCAGTGTCACTGAGAATCAGTTGCACTGTCCATTAGCTATCGGATAGGTAATGGCGGTCCACCATTAGCTGTCTGGTAGCTAACGTGTAGAGAGAACGGGTGTCAATATCACTTACGTAATTGGCTACGGTGAGACGGTAAGCCTTTTTGCCTATGAGACCGGAAAAGGGGTCAGTTACGTAAGTCGATCAAATAAGTGTCCAAACGAACACGTGTCCAAACGAACACTAGGCGTGTTCAAGCGAACACTATTCCCCGGCAAACGGGCATTGCTTGGCATTACGAGGCCGGCGATTGCCACCCTTGGCATTGCCTCGTGTTGCGCGTCAAATCGCCCCTAAACCGTTCTGGCGGCGAGCCTTTCTGTCACACTCTGTGTCAAATTGGCTCATTCGCCTGGGCGTTGCCTCGTGGGCCGGTCGTGGCCTTTTAGTGGGCCGGCGGGCATGAGGGAGGATGGGTTGCCAGAAGACCATTGCCCCCGACTTGCCCGAACTATTGGCCGGACCACACCAACACCGGAGCGGACAACGTGAGTGTGTGCGGATCTCTCTCTCTCTCTATGCTTAGAACAGAAGATGCGTGGCTATAGTGCCGCGAGTTGGGCGCACGCTTGACGATTGCGCGAAACTTTAATCAGTTGCGCGAGCAAGCGTTTGCGTGATTCGTGCAAATTGTTCTTGAGTTCCGGAATGCGTGCGTGCATATTTGAAGCATGGAAAACATCAACTCCCTCACCCAAATCACTCCGGCGATTGTCTCGCAGGTTTTCGCTCTCTCACTCCCGGCGCAAATCTTGATTTCCATTTAACAAAAAAACTTTCCCACCATGAAAAAAACGAACGCACACAAACGGAAACACGCACTTTTTGACCGCCTTGCGCGCCTTGGATTCACTTCCGGCGAATCCGCCACGCTCCGCCGAGTTGAGATGACGTTGCACCGTTGGGCGGAACGCGAATGCGGCGATGGATCAAACTGGTCAATTGAACGCGACGATACGACGGGTAAACCGTTTAACGTCTGGCACGGCGGTGGTGCGCGGCGCCAATATGCCATTGCAGATCGCGAGGCAGGAGCGTTGCGCCGTTTGTCCGCGATTGTGGCAGAGCGTAATGAGCGCAACCCCGGCACCCCAAACCACGTTTTGGCCTACCATCAACAAGACTGTCGCGGATGCATGGTTTATCTCGTGTCAATTGCGCAATTGACGGACGAAACTGGGTTCATCGCCCCGGTCGAGCAATACTACCAAAACGGACTGGCAGTTTGCGTGTAAATCAACGCGCTTCGCCCTTTGCCCTGCCTGCTCATGCGTGAGCGGCGGGGTTTTTGGGCGCAAACCGGCATTTGCCAGACACGGAAAACACAAAAACAATACTATGAAATTATCAAAAGATTGCCTGATCGAAAAGATCTGTTCCAAAGACGCGACGCGGCCCGCCATTAATCGCCCGTTTCTGGACATTAAAGACGGCATCGCCCACTTGATCGGCACCAATGGCCGCGCCATTGCTGTAATTCCGGTTGAAATCGGGCAAGAAGACTCGCAAGGGCATATTCCTATTGACGGCCTAAAGGCCGCGCGCAAGGCCGCAAGGGGAAAGGGCGCAGAAATTGACGCAAAGGCGAACGGAAGCTTCGCACTGGCAACCGGGCAGAGTTTTCCGAGGGGTGTTGACGCAACCTTTCCAAATTGGCGCCAAGTTATTCCGGCGGAAAAACCCTTCGTTTTTGAAATTGGTTTAGACGCTGAAATCCTGCTTAACCTTGCGCAAGCCTTAGGCTCTGAGGGGCAAGTGCGCTTAAGCTTCACCGGGCCGCAAGACCCTGTATTGGTGCGGGCAATGAGCGGCCCTTTGAAGCACAAGGACGAAGTGAAGGCCGTGATAATGCCAATGCGCATTTCGTAAAGCCAAGCCAAGCCAAAGCCCTTCGCCCTGCTCCGTAAATGGGGCGGGGTTTTTGGCTGAAAACTCATGAAAACAAACGCTTGCCGGCCCACGTCTTGCCACGATTGCCCCAAACTCCGCCCGCTTGATTTTTTCCTTTGGGCGCTCATTTGCGCAGCAATGACGGCGCTTCTCTGGGCGCTGACGGGATAACACTCTTTTCCCGCCGTTCCTTGCCCTTTTGCGGGCATTTGATGCGCGGGCAATAGCAACACACACGCACACACCCATGACGACACAAAACGCCCAGGAATTGACACAAACGCCCACCAAAACATGAAAACCACAGAACACGCCAAAGAATGGTCCACAGCCAAGAAACTCAGCTATACAAGGGGCAAACTGTCCCTGATTTCCGCCTTCGGCGATAGCATAGGAAAAGATGTTAACAAGGCCGAACTTGCTTTGTGCGTGGCCATGCTTGCCAGCGCCGAGGCAGCGCACGCCGATTTGCTTGCCGCGCTTGAGGCTTTGTCGTTTGAAAGTTCCCACTTTTTAAGCGGCGAGGGAAACAATGGCCAATTTGTCGCAAACGCCCTCGAAAACGCGTTCGCCGCCATCACCCGCGCCAAGGGGGTGCAATCGTGAAGTACAAAGGCATAACCGTCACGCGGACAACCTACCAAGGGCTTTCCGCCTACAGGGTCAACAATTGGTTTGAGCTTGCGGCAAACTTGGCAACCGTCAAACGGTGGATTGATATTGAAATTGCCGCTCGACTGGCAAGGCGCGCCCGTAGCACCTAAAGGGTGCCGAATGCCCTTAAAACGCACGGAAACGGCCTTATGCTCCCCAAGCCAAGGCACTTGACAAGCGTCCCATGGCGGTCAACCTCTGAAAAGTTGGGTTGGGTTTCGTTCATTGCACCGAAAGGGGGGCGGGCTTCAACCGCTCCCCTTTCTCGTGTGCATCAGATAGTCTCTGTGCTCCAGAGAGGCGAACAGGTAATGCGGCGCGGGTTTCACTGTGGTCAAATATACGCCTGTCCCCGTAATCGCATAAAAGCGGGGGGCCGCCTCTCTGGATCATTGTGAGTATTGACAAAACGAAAAGCACCCGTGATAGAGTATTGCTTGTCAGTTGAGGGTGTGCGCCCGAATGGACTTTGTCAGTTGTAAGGAAGCCCGGAAGAGCGCACACTCTCCGGGCTTTTTATTTACATGACACAAGTGCCGCGAGTTTGGGAAGTGACATCGGCCTCCTCAAAAGAGGAACGGGCGAACGTGCGCGAATGGCGCAGGGCACGGGATAGCTTTCAAAACGACATCGCCCGCTATGGCTTCGGAACTAAGCTGGGCAAAGCCGCGTGGAAGGAGCGCGTTTCCAAACTACGCACAAAATAACCTCCCCGCTTCGGCCCGCAGTCCGATGCAATAGTGACCAACTGCGAATCCGGCCATGATGCTGCGTCTGACGCATTCATGGAGCGGAACAAGCCAGCGGCGAATACAAATAAGCCTCTGGTCCAGTGCCGGTCTTGAAGAATTAGAGTTTAGACCCAACCGGCAGAGAATAGGCGGGAGCGATCCCGGTGAACGTAGAGCGGCAGCAACTCGTGGGAATTGGCCGTCTGGCACGAGGCTCTAGAGACAAGATACCATGGTGTCACAAGGCACGCAGAGGTAAATCTCTCTTCACTCCTTCAAGGGGTGAAGTGTGTCCAGACCACGGCAGAACAGCAGGCATCAGAGTGTGAAATCTTTAGTGGTTCTCATAGGTAAACTAAGCGTGAAAAACGGAAGTCAAGTCTAAAGAATACAGAAAAGATTGGTATTTAGCTTGAATGTTAAATGCCGGGAACCATAACCGAGGAATGGCAAGCATCACCCTCGCGCTAATGATGGCCGGATTCGGAATTTTCCTCATCGGGCTTGCGCGTTTCGTTGAACTTTTCCGCAAATGAATCAAACATTCCAAACTGTGGTCAAATTGGCCTCCCGCACGACAGAAAATGGCGTCAATGGCACGAATTGCGTGTCTGGGGCCGGGGGTGGAGCGGAAGGCGTTAATTTGGCCGCAATGGGCCGCGCCGGCTGTTCTGGTGGGGATATGGGTGCTCCGAATAGGTCTTTTTCCACGCTCCATCTTGCCAACGGTGGATGCGTCCTGTCAACGGTGCCACTTTTTAACGACATTGACGACGACAGCCACGAGGCCCGCGCATGAAAACCGGCCCAAAACTCGATAACGGCGTTGGCATGGCCCGTCTAAGCGGACGCCCGTGGGTGTCGCCGGACATTAACGTCATCATTTCCGCCTGGCGCACCAACTACGGCGTGCCGGCTGGTAGATCCATCACCGCCGCGCTTCGTTTTGCTTCTTCTCATCCAGACTTCAAGCTTCCAACTGAAGGGAAAAAACAATGATTTGCGAAAACTACGCCACCAGCGCCGTCAAAACAGCGACGTTCCTTTTGAATAAATATCGCTATTTGTTGAAAATGCCCGATATTCCTTCTAGGAAATGCGTTAGAAAAGGGCGAACGATTGGCATAGAAAAATGCCTAGAAATCTTCGACCTTCACTTTGGCGCGGGTTTGTCGCGCACGGCCACGGCTGAAAAGACCGGAGTCCATTACAACACCGTTTTAAGTGTCCTCACAAGACACCATCGAGTAGCCAAAAACATCCCAAAACACGCAAACGAATGAATACAAACCTAAACGACGGAGATTTAGACTTAAACGACGACAACTCCCGCGAATTGGGAATAGGAGAACGCATTGAGGCCGGGATGTATAGACAAGACGACCTTGAAGTGGGGATTTGGCTCGAAATTGACTCCAACTATCCGCTCTGTGGGGCAATGGTGGAGGGATCTGATCCCTCGTTCTATCGTCGGCTTTTGCCAGATATGGCCACGTTTCCCACCGGGGCGCAGCGCACGCAACAAGAAGGCCGGGGGCGCTTTGACCTTATCCCATACGAGGCCATGCTTGCCCTTGCCAAAAGGCTTGAGCTGGGAAGCCTCACCTATGGCGACCGCAATTGGGAAAAGGGGATGCCGCTTTCACGCTACCTTTCAAGCCTGCGCCGGCACGCAATGCAGGTGAGCTACGATTTCACAGAGGATCACCTCGGCGCGGTCCTTTTTAACGCAGCCGCTTTCGTGGCAACAGCTTCCAGAATAAAGGCGGGAATCCTTCCGAAAGAGCTCGACGACATTGGGTATTTGTCCCACTCTTAATCAGCACTAAAAACATGAGCACGATCAAAGAAATCAAAGGCTGGCCAATCGGCACCATCATCCCCAACCTGTCGGCTACGGCCAAGGTTGTTTTCCAACGCAAGACGGGCGAGGGCCAATACGGGCCTTGGAGCGTTCAGGGCGTAGTTTTAGCCGACGAAACGGGCGACGAAATTCAAGCGTCATGCTGGGGATTCGACGACCTCTCCCACATCAAGGGCCAAGCTGTAGCGGTAGCCTCTACGGGCAAAAATCACAAGACCGGCAAAACCCAAGGGGTGGAGCTTGTCGAGGGCAAGGGCAAGGACGGCACGCCCCGCCTAGAGCTTAAAGTAGGACACAAAACGGGCGGATTCATTGGAGGAAGCACGCCCAACCCCGCGCATATGGCCGGGAGCACCCCGCCAGCAGCCCCGCAAACGTCGATTCCTGCCCATTCTGGCCATTCTGCGGCCCCCGGCAAGGGGATTGAGGGTGTAACGGTTGGAATGGCCGTAAATTGCGCTGTTCGGCTCGCGGCGGCAAATGCCGTCAACACGGACGACCTGGATGCCTACATCTATGCCAGAGCATCGGCCCTGATTCGCACCGCCCAACGCCTCCAATCGGGCGACCTAGCCCCGTGAACACCATCACCTCGGACGATTGGGGGCGATTCTTTGCCTCCTTTCGTGCCGGGAAATGGAAATCGAATTTGTCCCAACAACTGCAAATGAACACACTCGAAAACATCACCTCCGCACAGATAATCGCTTGGATCGCTGCCAAGGAAACGCAATATGGCCTTCGCATTGGCTGTATGCCAAGCTACTCAAAGCCCTTCCACGCCATGAGCGACTACGGTTGCGAGTTTGGCGACACGCCAGAAGAAGCTGTAAACGCGGTGAAGGAAAACCTAGAGGCAAAAGCCGCAGAGCGCATTAAGACGTTGCGAGAGAAGGCGGACGATCTGCTCAAGCAGGCCGATGCGTTGGAGGCTGGAAAATGAACACAATCATTGTAGTCATTTCAATTTTGGTTAAAATCTTAAAACGATGAGCACCGAATCCGGCCACTGGTACGACAAGGACGGCAAGCCCTGCCACACGCAGCCCACGAAGAAGGGTGCGAAGTCACCCACCCGCTCCACCACTATTACGGATGCGCGGAAGATGTCCCTCCTGCCTTCCGTCTCAGGCATCACCGGCATGATGGCCAACCCCATCCTTGACCGCTACAAACAGAAGCGCGTGGCTGAAGAGGCATTTGCCCGTCCACCCATTGGCGACGAATCAAAGGACGAATACGTTCGCTACCTGCTCGACAAGGCCGGGGAGCAGACACGGGACGCGGCAGACCTTGGCACCGAGATTCACGCTCTCCTTGAAGCGTGGGGGAACGGCAAGGCCGTTGATCCCGCCCACACGCTCACATTCCCATCCACCGGGGAGCGGGTGCCGGCCACCGTCGTCATTGCCCCCGTCGTAAAGCTCATTGCCGATCTTGGCTTGCAGCCCCGCGGGCACGAATGCGTAGTTGTGAACGCAAGACATGGCTACGCTGGCACCACGGACCTGCCGTGGGCCACCGCCGACTACTACGGCATCATGGACTTCAAGAGCGCCAAGACTACGCCGGGGGAACCCGTGGCGCCCCGCCAGGCATACGGAATGCAGATTGCCGCCTACGTCGCTGCCTACTGGGGGGCGGACTCCGACTGCCCTATCGGGGACAAAGCCGTTGGTTACAACCTCTACATCAGCACCACGGAGCCGGGGCGCGTGGAGCTTTCCACTTACGACGCAGCGCAACTACGGGAAGAATGGAAGGCGTTCCAAGCCTGCCTGACTCTTTGGCGGCACAAGAACAAATACGACCCCCGCCGCTAATGTCTGATATGCCCCACAACTCGGAAGCCGAACGCGGCTTGCTGGCGTGCATCCTCCTTGACGGAGCAGCCGCGTTATCGAAGGCACTTGATGCCAAGATATCGGAACAATCGTTCCATGATCCCAGCAATGCGAAGCTCTGGCGGGCAATCCTTTGGATACATAGCAAGAACCTACCCATAGACGCCGCCATCCTCACGGAGGAACTTTCCCGAGTGGGCAAACTCGAAGAAATTGGAGGGTTGGCGGGAATTACACGGGCAACCGCAGATGTCCCCACCAGCGCCCAATTTGGCTACTTCTTGGAACAGGTGCGGGAAACCTACGTTCGCCGCTGCCTCATTGAGAACGCACAAGCCACGATTGCTATGGCCAAGGCGGGGGAGGCTGGCGTTGAGGAGTACGTCGCATCTACGCACGCCATTCTGTCTATCCGTCACGCAACGCAGAACAATAAAACGCTGCCAGAAGCCACAGACGAAGCCATAGCGTTTGCAGAACGCTGTTTGGCCGGCACCCGCACCGAAGAGGATGTTGGCCTAGAATGGCCGTGGCACGACTGGAATCATCGTTTTGGGCCTGCTCGTGGCGGGGAGATGATTATCCTGGCAGCACGCCCCGGCATGGGGAAAAGTTCAGCCGCCCGTCAGTGTGCGATGGCATGGCAGAAGACCGGGGATGTCCTCCTGTTCTCCCGTGAGATGCCACTGGGTCAACTTCCCCACCTATTCGCGCAACAAATCAGCGGGGCGTCATGGAAGGAATTTAGGAACAAGAGGCTCACCCGCGACAAGGAGAAGGACTTCATGGCTGCGCTTCAAGAGGTGAAGGGAATGAAGCGCCTGCACATTTTCGATAGGGATAGGACGCTGGCACAGGTGGCGGCCCGCGCCAAAGCATATCAGCAGATGAAGCCAATCAAGGCCATCATTATTGACTATCTCCAACGCTACGACCCGCAACAAGATAAGGGTGAGAACAGGGACACGGCGCTTGGAAGAATGAGTATGGCATTCAAGGACATTGCCATTGATCTAAACATACCCGTTCTCGTCCTAGCCCAGATTGGGCGTGGGGTGGAACGCGAGAACAGGGTTCCCCGCTTGTCTGATTTGCGCGAATCCGGCAATCTTGAACAGGACGCTGACCGCGTGCAATTCCTCCATGCACCAGAAAAGAATCCAATCTTGAACACCATTCAAGATCCTTTCGACGATTCGCTTTCTACGCTTTACATTGAAGCCATCCAGGCCAAAGGTCGCGGAGAAGGGCAAGCCCGCGCACCTTTGTCATTCCATCGCCCAACAACCAGATTCCTATCAATCCAATCATGACCGCTAACGAACTCATTTCCTCGGGGTGGAAACCCCTCACCTATCCCTACACCTCCATGCAGGCCGATTTGCTGGCGGGGGCCATTGCACAGCTCCGCAAGGGAAATGTGCCCTATCGTGTGGCCATCGACAGCCACGAAGGCGTGGATGGGTGGGCCATCTACACGCAGCCAAAAATGGCTTACACCGGGGAATAAACCATGAAACGCCGCACACCAATTCGCAAGGTGAGTGTCAAGCAAGCTGCGTTGCTGCGGCAATACATGAAGCAGCGCGCCATGTTCCTTGAGGCCCATCCGTGGTGCGAGGTTTACGCTGGATTGGGAGTGCAATCTCCCGCCACCGACATCCACCATATGAAGGGCCGTGGAAAGTATATGTTGGATGAAACGACATGGATGGCCGTATGCCGGGGTGCCCACACCTACATCCATGACAATTCTGGTTGGGCTAGAGAGATGGGATACATCCTGCCGCGATGAATCCAATTGCGGCCCTATTTGTCCAAGAAGATGGGGCTTATTATGGCGTCACAAATGTAGATCCTTGGCCATTGCCACGCGATGCCCGCAAATACGCCGGACCATTCCCCGTGGTAGCCCATCCACCATGCCAGCGTTGGGGAAAGATGTGGTTTGGCCAGCCCCTCACTGTAAAGCTTACAGGGATGCGAAAGAAGAAGGGGGATGACGATGGATGTTTTGCCTCGGCTCTTGCTTCCGTGCGAAAGTGGGGTGGCGTGCTAGAACACCCGTGGGGTAGCCACGCTTGGCCGCATTTTGGCCTTAACAAGCCGTCGCGGGCCGGTGGGTGGATTGCTGCCGACATGGAAGGTGGATGGACGTGTTGCGTAGAGCAAGGCCAATACGGCCATTACGCCCGCAAGCCTTCGATGCTCTATGCGTTTGGCGTTTCACTGCCAGAACTGCGTTGGGGGCACACAGAAGCCAAATACGATCCGGCAGTGGTTGCACGAATGGGGCTTAAGCGTGCAAAGCGCCTGGGTGAGGTGGGAGCACGCGGAGGCGGCACAGACAGCACGGCCCGCATTCACACACCAAAACCATTCCGCGACTTGCTAATCAGCA